ATGATCCACTTGTACCAGATGATCCGCTGCTTCCTGAAGAACCGCTTGATCCACTACTTCCAGATGATCCACTGCTTCCTGATGATCCACTTGTACCATTTTTTCCACTTGTACCAGAAGTTCCACTTGTTGCAGAAGTTCCACTACTACCAGAAGAACCGCTTGATCCACTGCTTCCAGATGATCCGCTACTTCCAGAAGATCCACTTGTACCAGATTTTCCACTTGTACCAGATGATCCACTACTTCCAGAAGAACCTGAAGAACCTGAAGAACCGCTGCTTCCTGATGATCCGCTGCTACCAGAAGAACCGCTAGTGCCAGATGATCCAGCTACACTTACCACTTGTCTCTTTACTATATTATTTTCGACAACCAAAGAATACAAACCAACAGTAGATGTAGTATTAGGTAATTCTGTAAAAACTAAATTATTGCTACCGCTATAATATAATGTACCTGTTGTTAATGTATCTGAATCAGAAAACTTCGGTATATAACCACTAATACCAGAACCATCAATAATCTTTTTACCGCTTAATGGCGAAAGATTAATTATATTATTAATATATCCCGAAGATATATAAAATAAATCAGAGAATTCTGATACAACTTCATCAGTATTTATTGCACGAACTTTGACAAAATAGTCATTTCCTTCGTTAATTGGAAATATAAAGCTTGGATCAATTGGCGAATAAGTAAAATCAGCAAAACCAGTTATTCTTTTCGCTACACAAATACCAGTATTATATTCGCCTAAATAAGTTAATCCTGTATTGTTTAAAGTCGTATTTGTTAAATATCTTGAATCAGAATATGTTCCTGTATAAATTGTTCCACTATAATAACCACCTGATGGTAAAAAATTAAAAGAATTATTACCTGTATATCCATAACATAAAAATATTTCATTATTATCAGTGAAACCAGATGGTATTCTTATTTCAGTAATATAATTTATACCCGTAGAATACTGATCATATAACCCTGTTGGCAAAGAACCAAAATTATCAACATACAATGTATGTCCAGACCATTGGATACCTGAAGAACCATAATTACTAAAAACACTACCAGTTGGGCTTAAGCCCGTTCCTGTTCCAAAAGCTATTCCGTTTATATTTTCTAAAGACCTGTTATTTAAAAAATAATCGTATTTTGTTTTATTTTTTCCGCTTTCTTCAACTAAGACATGAAAAGAACAATCTTGAGATCCTAAAACAGAATTCCATTTTACAAAACTGTTTAAATTTAAATCTTTAGAAACACTATTAAAATCAAAATAAGCGTATCCAGTTAAACCAACAATTTTTTCTGGCAAATCCAAAATAGAAAATGAACCTGGTTTTATGCCAGAAGAAACTACTTTAATTCCACTAGTAAAATAATTATACGGAATTAAATGAGTGTAATAAGGAATTCTTACATCATTATCTAAATTTATATTTGAACCTAACTGATTCAAATCTTCTATAAAAACTTGATTTATAGAAGGTGAAATATACTTTTTATATAAAAGATAATTATTATTTTCATTATTAGGATCAAAGCTAGTGCCAGTAGTTACAAAAACATCTAAAGATTCAATAATTCTTGAATCTGCATAGTCTAGATTAATAGACAAAGCTGTATCCAAGCTATATCCACTTATACTAACCGAAGGAACACCAAAATTTACTAAAGCTACACCAGTGCTTGTTTTATTTTCTAAGTCTTTGCTTATTACTTCTATTAAAAATTGATTTAAATTACTTACATTTTGAAAACCAGTTGCTAAACCAAAAGTGTTAAATAAATCCGAAGAATTAACAGTATAATTAGTTTGAGCAAAACTTCCAGGCAAAGAGCTAATTAAATTTTTTCCAGTATCATAAAAATTTATTTGAAATCCTGAAAAAGTAGAATCATTAACAAAGCCATTAATTAAATTTCTACTTTTTGGATCTTCTACTACCCAGCTTAAATTTATTTGGCTTTGAGCTAAAAATCCACTAATGAATGGCACTGAAATGTCATAACCAAATTGATCTGCATTTATAGTTGTATCTTTAGAAGAAAAGAAACCATTTAACGACAAATCAATATTTTTTATCGTAAACGGATCTGTATAAATACTTGTTAGCCCTGAAATAAATGCCATAATATACTTTACACGTTGATTAAGCGCATATTTGAATCAAAAGCGTATAAATCAATATCAAAAGAAATTGAAGTTTGACTACCTTCTCTTTTTTGCCCTAAAAATACTGTGATTTTAGCAGCTTCATTCTTATAAACCTTAAATTTTAAAATTTTGCCGTCCTTTATTATATTACAATATAAACCGAACACGTTAGAATTATCAGATAAATCATTAAAGTATTTTATAAAATCTAACGATATAGACTCATAAATTAAAGCGCCAAAATCTGTATTAAAAACTTCCGTTTCTATATAAAATACATGATCAAAATCAGTTGATACCGCTTCAGTATAAGACATATTTAAAAATCCTAATCCACCTTGTATCTGAAAATCAGTCAAAGCCGGTCTGATATAATCATCAGTTGAAAAAACTATTTGTTTTTTATTATTTTGATTTTTATCTATAAATGAATCTTCATCAACAAAATCAAATTTTTGATTGCTGAAACGCATTAAAGTCAAATTATACTCGTTTATAGAAGATTCTGTGATTGTTATGATTCTATATAAATCTTCATCATTTATATCGTCTCGTAAATTAATAGAAAAATTTGCATCTGATCTTAAATTAGCAAAGTTACCATAATTTATTTCTGGATAAGTTGTAAAATTTACATCGTATATTCTTGCAGATGGTGTGTTAAATGCCGCAACTCCATACAATTGATTACCAACAGAACGACTCGTTTCTCTCAAAAACAGATCATTTAAAAAATATTTAATTTTAGTACCATCAAAAATTATTTTAAGAACATCGTCTTTTGTAATTGTTTTGCTAAATGAAACTTGAGTATTACCTTCTCTATAGTACAAGTTATTACTTGAATCTACTTCAAAACCATAATCAATATCTGTTTGATCAAGTGTAGGATTATTTATTTCGCTTAAACCACACACTAAAAAGACACCAAGGAAAAATACTTTAAAAGATATTTGACAATTTTCTGTATAACTTTGTTTTGTATAAGCTTTTCTTGTCCAACTAGCGCTACCAACATTGTCTCCAAAAACCACAGAACCATCATCAGTAGAAAATGTTTTGGATATTAAATTCCATGATATAAATGATTTTGGCAAAACCTTTAATCTTAATTCTGGATTATTAAATTCAAAAATTGTTAAAGTAGTTTCTAAAGCTTCGTCGTTTACAATAGAAAATAATTTTATTTTTTTTCCTAGAATATCCTCTCCGAGTTCTCTATCAACATATATATAATTATTATTAAAATCCAAAGAAGTTACTCTTCCAAACTTTTGATCATTAAATTTTAAATTATCTGCAATTCTTACTATATCTCCTATTTTCAAATTTGTAGCCTCTATTCCAGTGGTAAATGAAACAGTTTGAGATTCTAATTTAGATGTAGCTAAGAACCATTTTCCTATTCTTTCTGCTTGGTACTTAGAAGTAATTCCAAAACCTAAAATTTCTTTTTCAATTAAACCGTATTTTCTTATAAGCTCGCTATCTTCAACATATACGATTTTATCTTTGAAGTTGTCAGTTTTATCAAGATAAGAAACTTTTATAACTGTAAAAGAAGTTTCTTTATTTGGAGAAGCGTAATTGAAAAAACCATCTTTTACATTTGAATTTGTAAAAACATAAACAACTGGTTTTTTTACATCGATAGTTAAATTGAGAAGGCCATTTCTAAAATAAAAAACACCTCTAAAAATTGACGCCATGTCAGAAAGAATTTTTAATCCTTCAGTAGCATCATTTATATATATATTTGCTGAAAAGCGCGGCTCTAAAAAGTCAAAATAACCGTAATGACGAGCCACGCATTTTCCTGATTTAATTTTTAAAGATGAATCAAATATCTTAGTTTTTGATATTTTTTGAGATATACCTTCGTTAATATTTTCTACTCCAGCAACTATATTTTGAGAAACATAGTTAAGAGCGTATTCTTTTATTTTCTCTTCAGTATTTAATATAGCAGGATTACCTCCTACATAAGACTGTAAAGCTTTATAAAATTTTCCATTTAAATCTGATTCAATAAAACTTCTGACACCAAAATCATTGCATAACTTTAATTTCGCCGTACTACCATCTAAAGTTGTAGATAAAATTATTTTTTTAAAGTTTATTTTTATATTTTCATTGAATTCATTTTTTACATCATATAAAAATAATAAACTTTTTTCTGGGTAAACTTGTTGTAGTTTTTGCAAAGTATCAGTCCAGTTAAAAGTAATAACGTTAAAATCTTTTTCAGTATTTTTTACATTATTATTGTAATCAAAAGAATTTGCAGTATATTTTGTTGAAGCGTTAGTAAGGACCAATTCATTGCAAAACTTTGAAATTTTTAACATGTCCCATTTATTCAAATCGTTTTCTGTCATAAAACTTTTTGCTAAACCATATCTAGCATTTGTACACAAATCATAAAAAATCCAAGCAGGATCATCTGTCCATTTTAAAGTTTTACTAAAATAACCGCTCCAGTCTCCATTGTATTCTCTCACATCACCATCATAAATATCAGGAATTTTTATTTTCAAAAGTTTACAATCAAAACTTCTCACAGGAACAGAAGAAAAGTGTTTAGAACTAATTAAGTTTTCACAAACAGCAGAATATGGATATGAAAAAGAATAATCTACTCTTTCTATAATACTATCTACAGAAAACTCTTTAGAAAAATTATTAGATTCTTCACTAGAAGCAGAAAATCTTTTTTCTACGCTATAAACATTTATAATATATTCATTATTTGTGGCTTTAGAATCTGTCTTTTTAAAGAATTCTATTTCAATAGGTATCATTGATGGGCTACCCTTCACTACAAAATATCCTTGGAAAAAATAATAACTTCTTACTCCAGTATTTAAATTTGAAACACAAACTACAAATCGCAAATGATTACTAAAAGTTTCTCCTTTACCGCCAATATAAAAAAGATTATCAACCTTGATATTAACAGTTGCGCTAGTAACGTATTTATTTTTTATATAATGAGAAAAATTTCTTGCCAGAGAGCGAGCGTTTATTAAAGCTTTTTGCTTATCAGTGTTATTACCAGAATCTATAAAAAAATCTTCATCAAATTGATAGAGATTAAAAACTATACCATCAGGAGTTCTTTCTAAATCATAAATTTTAGAATCGTATTTATAAACTGCGCTTGAAGTAGAATTTGAATTTTCCACTTCATTTCCTAAAGATATGTTAAAATTAACAGAAGAAAAATTTAAAAAACTTGTTCTTTTGTCTCTTATTGGACTATCATTGTAATATATTCCATATGATAATGAAGAAGCTCTGTTTGAAATTGTATCGCTTACACTTATATAATTTAAAATACTACCATCACTGTCTACTAAACCTTCTATTGGACCTTCGCACAATAGATCGGTAGCATAATACGAAGTTTCTGTATCTAAAGTATTATTTCTAGCTGTGTCCCCAGGAAATCCAGCAACACTTATAGCTGAATTATTTCTATTTAAATATATTAATACATCATTTTTTGCAGTTTGACTAGTTGTTGTAGATGATGTGGCTATTTGTGCGTTTGTTTGTATAGGAACTACAGTGCTTACAAATCCTCCACCAACGTTTAATCCAAGCTCTTCGCGCTCGTTAGTTGATCCCCCACCGTCTGCTACTTGTCTTAGATTATCCCTTGCACTACTCATATAAAAATAAATTATTAATTTGCAACCCTAACGCCACGACTTCCACCTCCAAAAATTGGAATTGCAGGTTGAGCGCCCTGATTTACTAAACTTGTTGTTATTAAATCATTTGAAACCAATACGCTTCCAATTTTTAATCTTCCATAACCAATAGGTACTGCCACATTTCTTTTAGTTACGTTTTCATAAGCAGAAAACATTCTTGAATTATTTTTAATATCTTTTGGGGCTTTAGGACTCATCAAACGAGTAATAAGCATCTGAATTCCCATAGCTATCAACATAACTATAATCATTGTCATTAAACCTATTTCTGCGCCTAAAATTAATGGAACGACTTCAACTACAGAATTTTTCTTCAATACTGGAGAATTTAAATATTCAGGAGCGATGATTTTATCATCTACATATATAATAAAATGACTCAAATAGTCTTGCATTGTTCCTAAAGTTTCAATTAATTTATTACTATTAGCCTCAATAGCCTCAAAAGCTTCTCCTACTGTTTTAACATTCAAAAGCCAATCTGTTTTTACAAAATTTTCAAAAATTCCATGTAATTTAATATTTACCATATTATATTGTATTTACACTCCTTTCTATAAACTTTTGCGACGGAATTATAAATAGTAACATATTTATATTATGATATTTTTGATATTTTAAATCTGTTTCTGAAAAATCAAATCCAATCGGATGGCTATGAAACAAATATAATATTTCGTACTTACTCTTTATTTCAAGATACTCTTTCGGAGAAACAAGAAAAAAAGAGTCTTTTGATGGATGGCTATTTGAAATTGGCTTGAATGTTATTTGTTCATTGTTTTTAACTACAAATCCACAAACTTCTACATCTTTATTTCTTAAAGCGTAATCTTTAATTTCGTTAAGTATTTCAGACGCTAGTGTCATTATTAAACGGGAATGTTGCTGGAAATGCTCCAAAAGGTAAAAACGGTTTACCATTTGTAAATGCGTTTGTAGTATTATTTCCAAATCTTAGCATACAACCTTGAAGCGTTTTTGAACATTTGTCTTGCTTCCAAAGATTAGTATTTTTTGTAGGATTTTTATTTGAATTTGCAATGATACAAACAAAATAATTTTTATTTTGAATTAAAGGTGATAAAATTGATTCGTCTGATTCTAAGTTTGTATTAGACAATGCATCTATATAAACAAAATCACCTATTGCATAAGAAACAGTCGATAACCATTCACCTTTATACTTCAATGATGGTATTTCATAATTGCCATTATTTGAAAAACTATTGTAATTTTGTATAAACACTTTATCATTTTCGTCTGCAACTGGCACTCCTAAGAATTTATTAAATGCAGGATCTGATCCAGAAGGCGTTGAAATTTTTGCATTTATATCTACTGGTCCTTCATATTTTCTATTATTACCATAATTGCAACCATAACATCTATAATTCCACGAACATGTATCATTAGTAACTTTTCTCGCTGGAACTGTTAATGATTCGACATCCACCTTAGTAACTAACTCTAATTCTACAAAATTTAAGTTTTCACTTAATTTAGAGTTCACTATTAATTTATCAAAAGCTATATAAGTATTGAAAAAAGAAGTTCCAAAAGGATTTTTGCCATCTATAAAATTGGCATTATCCAAATCTTTAGCTAATATTTTTTTTCTATTAAAATTTTTGCCTATTAAATCTCCGCGATCTTGCAAAACCCTAGAGAAATAATTGTTTATGTTTCCTATTTTTAATTTAGGCCTAGCTTGTCTGCCATCAGAAGTTGTTTCAAAATCAGTAAATTCGCATGGAATAAATATATATTCTTTATTTTGAAATATTATATTTTTGTCAAAATTCTTAGATCCATGAAATCTTAAATATCCCTCATTTGGCTCAAGCTCTATTTCAAACAAATCTATTACTACATAATTGTTTAATTTGAATAATGTATTCATACTATTATATTCTACCCGCGATATTAAAATTATTAGGCAATTGTATTCTACTATTTAATAGCAATGAAGAATCTGTAAATCCGCTAAAAAGTTTAAGATAAGTTTTTGATAATGAATTAAACATTTGAACTCTTTCAGTATTAAATAAAACTCTATTATAAAAAATAGCATCAAAATATAAATTATTTACATTTGAAGCGCCAGTTAATGGAATATTTGACAAATCAAAGCATGTATTATTTAATTGTGTTAAATAACTTTGTAAAACTGGTAACGAATAACTAGAAACTAAATTTCCATTTATATATATAGAATAATATTGACGCTCTCTTTGTATATTGAGGATAAAAGGATAATAACCACCACCTACAATTGACGAGTTTAATTGTTTAGATACTTGTAAAGCCTTAGCAGTAGTTTCATTTCTTGCGTTATAAAAATTCGTTGCAGTAGCCGCACTTAAAGTTTCATTATACAGCAAAGGGAAAAAAAATGTAAAAATATTTGGTTCTTTAGAAAAAGATTTATAAACGGTTGTTCTAAAACTTTCTAATATTATATTTGTGATTGCATTGTAACCAGTAGCTCCATTCGCATACCAATTAAAAAATGAAGAATTATTTGATGGAAATACATTTTCAGTACTACCTTCTATAGCTCCAACTATAAATAAATCAAAATCTGCTGCAAAAATATTTGAAGAAAATACCCCTTTTAATGAATCGTTCGATTGCAGTTTTAAAGATTTATATCCTAATGATCTAAAATCCGCCACTACTTCTGGCGTAGCAACTGATGTGCCTAAAGTTATGATTGTTGTGCCACCACTATTTTTTCCTGACCATGATACAGGACCAGTATTTAAATCTGCATTATTCAATCTAAATACGTAATCTGAAGATATGTTATCATTATAAAAATTTAATTTTACGGTAGAATCTGATAATTTATTAATAAGTTTTCCACAAGATGATGGATCATTATTATTGAGTTTAACAAACATGGTTTCTGTATACTTGTTTAATACAAGACTACCATTTTGATATAAAACTTTATTTTGACCATTATTTGTTTGTACGGTAAAACGTTGATTTCCTTCGTCGTTTGAATTATAAACTTTAATATTATTAACGCTATTTGTGATATATGAGCGTGTTGGAAAATCGTATAAAACTATATTGTCAACTGCATCTTCTCCATATTCAGGAGATGGTGATATAAGTTTTGCTAAATTATCTAAAGTTAAACCTCTAGGATCTTTTAGAAGAAAATAAGGATTTCTTGTATTATTTGCTCCCGCGATTGGAAAAACCACCTTTCTTTCTATAAAGTCAGAACCTGTTCCAATAATAGGTTGTCCTTGAACATTATTTCCAACAGATGCGAAACCAGCTTTATTACCTCCTCCACCAGATACTATAGAAGTATTTTTTTGAATGTATATATTATAAACTAAATTTGATTTTAACCCATCTTTATCAGTCTGTAAAGATAAGTCAAAAACATTTCCACCAGGCTGACTATCTGTTAATCCATTAGAACTTTTAGTGTAATCACTAGCTTTGAATATACCAGCTAAATCAAAACTATTAACAGCCGCTGATGGCAATATGTTAGATATATCACCACCTTTTCCTTGATTGCCAAAAATAAAAACATTTTGAGGCACATATAAATTAACAACTGTACCATCTGTGTTATCACCAGTAAAATTTTTGAATATGCCAAGCAAATTAATTGCATATTTATCACTAGCTGAAGAAAAAAAACGAGAACCCTCACTTAAATAAACATTAATGCCTGAATAAAAACTTAGATCATCAGATCCATTATTGTAATCTATTATTTTTTTAAACAAGTCAAAATTTTCATATTTTGCGCTTTGTGGAACTATAACTTCTAAAGTTTTTTTATTGAATTTTATATTTGGTATTGTCGCGCCTGAATAACCAACAAATACTTCATTTGATACGGTATCATTCAAAGTATCAATACCAGATGCATAAATACTTATACCACTATTGCCGCAACTATTTGTATATAAACGAGCATAATAATTAGTGTCTAATTGTATAGGACCAGTAGTTGGATAATTAAATTGACTTATGTTTTTTATAATCAAATCATTTTCTTCATAACCGTAAAATGTAGAAAATCTAGGTTTATTGTTTGTGTTTTCAGTTATATTCAAATCTTCTACATGAACAAGACTTGAAAAATTAGTATTTGTAGCTATTTCTAGTCTATAACCAGTAAAAAAATAATTTTTTAAATTCCCTGTGCCTGTTGGAGGAAACCATCTAAAATCATAATTTATTCCCTTACTAGAATCATAATTTTTCAATGCTACAAAATTTCTAATATGACCACCAGTGGTGTTTACTATTTTTGATCCAGTTATTTCAATTGTTATGTTTCCACTTGGATCTACGCTCCCATCTTCGATAGACTCGCTTGAGATAACAACATCACAAGTATTATTTGCCGCTGGCGAGGTTTCTGGCGGACAATACAAAATACTAACACTTCCACTTTGCCCATTATTTAAAATAAGACTTGAATCAGAAAGCGAAAAAAAACCATTAGTATTATCTTGAATTTCAAATTGATAAAAAATATCAGAGTTACCACTATTAAATATAGTAAATGGATAATTAATAGCAAAACCCGTAAGGCACTCTCCAATATTTTTTCCAGTTAGATTAACATAAGTCATAATTGTAATAGAGTATTAAAATATATATCAGAATCTGTTTTACCTTTGAATTCTATAAATTTTACTGATAGATCATGATTATTTTTAAATTTATAAGTATGATTCCATTCTGGACAATAAACATTTATTAATTTATTATAAGGTTCTGGCAATATCATTTCAAAAATTTTAAAACCCGCATTTGAATCAAGGAATTTTAATATAGCTAATGTTTCTTTATCGTCTCTGTTATTAAAACTAAATGAAAAATCTAATAAAGTTTTATTGATACCATAATTTTCATAAGCAGCCGCTGAAGTTTCAAATTCTGTTTTTGTAAATTTTGGAGACATTGGCATTTCAAAATTTAAATCAGGTTTAAAATAAAAAGTTCTAGTAAATAAAGAATTTATACCAGTTGGACTTTTTGTATCATCTATAAATGTATTATTAGATCCTGTAAACCAATAAAATCCATTTAGGCTAGTCACAGTTGAATCAAAATAAACGACATCATTATAAAAATAACGTGAATTTTCCACGAACGGTTTTAATACGTTTTCACCAGTGATAAAAAAACCTTTATAATTTAGACTAGAATCGTAACTCGAAACGCATTTTATATTTATTTTATTTAAATTAGCTTCTACTGAATTATACTGTAAATCAGAAAAATATATTTTTGCGTTATTCGTATAAGGATAGAATAAATCTATTTTTACACTTTCATAAGAATCTAATATCGTTTTTGGAGTATATTCAAAAGTGTTTTGAAAAAATCCTATCAAAGCTTTTGCTTCTTTATCTGTTAATCCATCATAAGATAAATCAAATTGAGATTGCAAATTATTGATATTTGGAATAACATTTACTACATAATTATCTCCGTATTCGATTCTTTGAGATTTTGTGCTAAAATTCGCAGAACAACCATATGTTTTATTAAAAATAGAATCTATATTCTTTGTTAAATATTCTGATCCTGTTATATTTATAGGAGCATAACGATAATCAGAAGCTGTAAAATTAGATGTTGAAATATATAAACCATCATCATTTGTAAAATGTTTTTCAAAAAGATATTTTTCTATGGCTAATATATCATCATCAGTTGGAACTTTAGCAAAACCTAATATTTCATAATAAGAAATATCTGAACCATCATAATTAAATACATTATTTTGAGAAGGATGATTATTATTTGCCGCGCCTATCATTAAACCGCTGCACCCAGAGTTAAAATGATTTGTTCCATTGATATTTAATAATTCATATCCATTGTTTCTCAATCTTAAATTATTTGTCGTATCATTCTTTATAATAGAAACGATATTTTTATTATTTAATACCTTAGAAGCAGAAAAAGCAGAATTTACATTTAGCGGATTATTCTCGGCGCTTCCTGTCGCATTAATCACAAACTGCTGAGAACCAACAGAAGTATTTAAATTCCATTTGTATATATCAGTATTACCGGAGGCCCCTAAAAAACCGCTGCTTGCACAATTTGTTGGGTATCTTGAAGCGGAGTATAAATCTGTATCAATTATACTTGCTATATTTGGTTTTATTGTAGAACCGTAATCGCCTCGCCTTAAATTATCAAATTCATAAACGACAAACCAACAACGATCTCCAGTCAAAAAACCAACAAAACCATTACCAGTAGTAAATAAATTATTAAACTCTTTATTTTCAAAATCAGCTTTAAAAGTAATACAATTTTTATTTTGATTGTAAGAAGGATAGTATTGATCTGAACTAGTATTATTTAAATCTTGACTAATATCATGACCTGGAGCAGAGTTATACCATTTATAAATTTTACCACTAGAATTGAATTCTAAATTATTTAAATCATTTAAATTAAACCACGCAAACAATCCTGATAAATTTATTGGGGACGCACTATCACCAGTATAATATTCGAAATCAACCAAATCATATTTTAAATAAGAATTGGTGGTTTCAAAATTCTTTATGCCTGTAATTGAAAACTGAGTGTCTAAAAATTTACTCATAATGTACTCCTAAGTGGCGCTAAACGCTGCATCATAGATAATTTGCTTTGTAAAACGCCGTTATTAGTGGCCGATAAACCTCTTGATTCTATTTTACCAGTAACATAAAAAGTATTTAATATATTATTATTATAATCTTTTAAAAATAATTCGCAAACAGAATCTTTGCCTTCTATATCGCAAACGTTTACTTGTTTAAAAAAGTTACCATCTACTGTTACATTTTTTGTTTTATTGGTTTTTGCTACTCTGAATGGTACGATCTCATCATTTTTAAAAAAAGGAGCGCGATTGCATTGTTCTGAATATTGAAAACTAAATATTTCTGAAAATCCAAAGACATTTGTTATATCAGATATATAACTTCTATTTGAGTGAGAAATATTATTTAAAGCGCTATTTCTTATATTTGTTCTAAATGCTCGCAAATTATTAGTACTGTCTTCTGCATTTATTTGTCCATACCATTCAAATTCAGCATTTATAGAAATAGGAGAAAATTGAGAGGCTTGAAAAGATATACTTTTTAAGTAACAGTTTTGTATCTGCACTCCAGCAAACACAGCGTTTACAGGAGACTCTGAGACTGTTGTTGGGCTTAAATAATCAGGAAAAGCGCCTGTTAAAAAAAATTCAGTATTCAAACTACCAACCACAGTTCCTTGAGGAGCGTATCGCAATAAAGATCCATCTGATAATAAAACTGGCTCTATACTTGATTGCAAAGAAATTTCTACCGATGTAGAATAAAAAATATCATTGTTTATTCTAAAATCTAAATTTTCATATTTGATGAATTTACTCATTAAACTATTGTATAAGCAATTGTTGTTACTACGTTAAAATTAGCAGCAGCCACTTTAGTACCATTTATATTGCATAATCTATATTGTAATAATTGACCAGAAGTAAAATTAGTTGATCCAACAAAATTAGCTTTAGTTTTAACTATCACAGAATTTGTAGAAACACCAGCAACAGTAGTTGCAGCAATTATACCACTCGTTGGAAAAGTAACTGGATTACTCGGAGGACTAACAAAAAAACCAGACACAAAACCATCTGGTATATCTTCATTATATATTGGTGAAATTGCTGATATTTCAAGTCTATAACCACCAGCAGTTTCAGCAGCAATATCAGAAGTCATAAACATTACCCTTTCAACACTTCCATTAAAATTTGCTATCGTAAATGGCGATGCTATAGAATTATTACCAGAAGGATTATTACTAGAATTAGGATACAATGGATTAAAATATATATCAGTACCTGTTACCTGTGTTTGATATGTTTGTACAAATTTACCTTTAGAATAACTATTATTAGAAGTATAACTGCCATCGATATCTAAATTTCCAGCGCTAGTCAATTTAGCAACAACATCTGGACTCGCTCCAAAATAACCATTTTTTACAAAAACAAAACAATCATTATCAGCAACACCCAAAGCAGAATCATTATATAAATTACCAATTGACCATTTTGGAGTATTAACTGCCGCATCAAAACGGGAAAATGTAACCAAACTATTTCTGTTTGCAGTTGGATCTAAAGAAACATTTTTATTTGCAGCAACAACAACCTGAGTTGTTCCTTGTATATTTGTGCTTTGAAATGACGCTACCGTATTTTCAGAGCTTCCATCAGTAACAACATCTAATTGAAATTGAGGACCAGTAGTACCCAAACCAAAATTTCCTGCAACATCAATAATTGCATTTGTAGTTGATAAAGTAGCACTTGGACCAATAAATGTTTTATTTGCAGAAAGACCAAAGTAACCTATATTTGTAGAATTTCTTAAACTTAATAATGTATTTGTTTGGTTTGTTTGAAATCTAGCAACTTGAGCAACAGCGCCACTTACATGCATTGTATAAGCTGGAATTGTGTGACCAACACCTACTTTAGGAGCAACTACATCATTGTCTATATATATTGCATTTTTACCTAAATTAAGATCGCCTATATTATTGAAATTTAAAAATAAAGTTTCATCGCTTGCGCTTGTTTTTATTTCTGTATTGTATGGATCAAAAACTAAAGCATTTCCTGAATTTTGAAATTCAATAAATTCACCACTAACTAAAAATTTATTAGTTAAAGCTCCAGTAGTGCCATGAATTGCAAAATTACCGCTTTGATCAATCACCATTAAATTACTAAAACTAGCGCCAGCATTTATTGAAGATTCTAAATATAATTTTTTATCGTTTGGTTTTTTAGAGAATTGATAATAAAGAGTAGGATCTGTAATAGATATTCCAATTTTTCTATCAGTAGCGCCACTAATTCTTATTTGGCCTAAACCTAGAGTTGCGCCTGGAACGTCAACGACATCTAATGATACGCCTGGAGTTCTATCATTTATTCCTACAAAACCATTTGATCCACTTACTGAAAGACCAATAGTCCCAGCAGATTCAAAAATTGTGAAACCATCATTTCCTTGAGCCGTAAAACCTGTAAAAGATTGCGAGAATTCATCTCTTGTTATTTTATTATTTTGTGTAGAATCTGTATTTGATATTAGAAAAATATCACTCGACACAACATTTGTGTTTAGTTTTTCTGGTAAAGATGAAAGAGGTACTCCCATATTAATTGTTTAAATAACCTTTATAACTAAGTTTTACACTTAAAACGTCGTCAGCACTTGAATTAAATTCTTGAGATACAAGTTTAAAGTCATTGAATGATTGATTGAACATGTTTATTCCAACACTTTTTCTAATAACAAATAACTCTTCATTGTCGTTAACCGTTAAAGATGAATCGCCTACAGATAAGAAATCATCTTCAAAAACTGTTCCGTTTATAGATATAGAAAAAGCGCTATCAATATCATTAGTCATTTGCTCATATAATTTTTTAGCTTCATAATTATCAACTTCTAAATTAAAAGAAGCGTCTATTTCAATAGGTAATTCTAATAATATTTCATAAGGTACATACGCAAAATTAGGTATAGGACCAGAAGGTCCAGATGGACCACTAGTAGAAGCGAATCCAGATGGTTGCAATAAATAAATTGGTTTTTTAGGACAATTTATATTATAATTAAATTGAGTTATTCTATTAGTAGATGAGCCACTGCATGTTAAAATAATATCTTTTACTTGTGGCACACTTATATAAGGAGCGCCTACATTACCTGAAGCGGAAATATTTTTACCTATATCTCCAAAAACTTGTATATCAATAGAAGTTTGAGGCACTTCGCCTACAGAACAATCTAAACTTATACTATTAATGCAACCAGTTTGAAATCCAAAAGATTTGCCAAAATAATCAATACTTCCAGCGAATCTTTGGGCTTGCTTATCTGGTCTTTCACCAGTGAATCTTAAAAAAGGTTCATTATATAACAAATATTTATTTACGCTAAAAGAAGCGCTTGGAACTTCTGCCATTACCTGTTTATTATAACCAACACCTATAGTATTAATAGGACCATAATTTACTGAGTAATTACCTTGTACAGATAATATACCAGAAATAGCATTGCCATTTAAGTAAAATCTATTTTCGTAATTTAGTGTTGAATTTTTCATTAGATAGGTCTACGAGTTCCAGCTAATGTGCCGCCGAATCTTTGTTGTTGTTTTATTACGTCCAATACTGTTTTATACACTTGAGAATTCAAATTATTAGATAATTCTACATCTTGTTGTTTATAACTTGTTGAATCTGCTCCCATTTGTATAGTACCGTCTCTATTTACTGTTGTATTGAAATTAAATGAATTAGTTGCATTTGTATTGCTAACTGTATTAGAATTATTAGAAGAACCACCGTACATTCCTCCATTTTGCATACCAACACCATATTTTTTAATAATTGGCGAACTATATAATCCGCCTTCTGCATAAGCTGGAATCGTATCTGATAAACGAGTTCCGATATGACCACCTTTTTGAGCCAAATTAGCATTCTGAGCTAATTGCTCAGGAGTTACATTCATAGTTACATCACCAAAATCTTTTTTCAAACTGCTGCCAAAACTACCAGCAGCTTTCGCTATTCCAAATGAAGCTGCTATTCCAGCTACTGACCCCACAATACCAGCAATCATTTTTTTTCTTTCAAAAGCTTTGCGTCTTTTTTCTGCTTGTTTAGCTCTTTCTAAATCTCTTAATTCATTGTATAATTTACTATTTTCCAAACCATAAGTTGTCATGCCTTCTTCCATAGAATTCAAATCATTCAACTCTGTAACGAAAGAACCTCCAGAAGCAAAACGAGGAGCCATTGAAAAATTTAATTTATCTAATTCACTTGGACCACCCATTGCCATAACTGCGTTTCTATTTAATACATATTCACCATTCTCAAGCAATGCTGGATATTTATCTCCAGAACCAGTTCCAGAAATATACATACCAGATTGTGCGCGTATGTATCCTCCTTTTTGCTTAGGTGCTGGTACTGATCCAGCAGCACCAGCCATATTAAATCCTGCTGATCCCAATATTGAATAAACCGCTGATTGCATTAATGTTGTGCTTATACTATCTAAGAAACTTGAAGCTATACCCATCAAAGCACTTCCTAAATTATCAGATTCTCTTATAGCCGCTTTTATTCCATTAACCAACCCATCAGCAAACATTTTTGGAAGATCTTCGCCTAAACGACCAATCATCAACTCTGATTCAGTTCTCAAGTTATCAAATCCTTTAACAACTCCATATTTAAAAGAAGTGGAGCGTTCTGCCATAATAAGCTCTTGTTTATTTAATCTATCATTCAATTCTATTTGTGTTATTTTACCTTCATTTATTTCAGTTTGAACTGTTTTAAGTTTTTCTAATGTTTTTACTCTTTGTTCTTCTTGTTTTGGATCAGCAAATTTTGTTGATTCTAAACTCGTAATGGCCTGATTCAATGAAGTTAAATCTTTGATTTCAACACCTGTATTACGTCTAGCTTTAGATCTTAGACTATCAGCTAAAATAACATTTCCTTGACTCTGAAGTCTATCTGCATCCTTTAAAGCATTTTCATTTTGCATTTTTATTACTTCGCTATAATCTGCTTGTGTAGATTTAGAACGAGTAATTTCAGTATCTATAAGTTTTTTTTGTAAAATTTGATTTCTAAAATCAGCTTTACCTTGAGCTTTTCCTGCTACACTCATTCCAAAATAATTAGCCTCATCAGATTGTCTACGCTCTATAGCGTCTATCTCTAAATCTAATGTATTTTTTCTTTGTATTTCTAAGCGTTCTCTTTGAGCGGTTAAAGATATTTCATCTTTAATTATATTTGATTGAAGTAAAAGAGTTGTACTTTTTAAATTTTGCAAAAGAATATCTTGATCAATTAATTTTTTTTGATCTCCATTATTTGATTTTCTTTCCGCTTCGGTGGCTTTATAAATTGCATAAGCTTCTTTTAATTGCTGTGATTCTTTAGGCTGTAGAGCGGATGGCCCACCCAAAGCAGATGATTCTGCAAAAGCTCCAACAGATTGCGATCCACTTAACAATCTTTCAAAAGGAGCAAAATTTCCTTTCAACATCTCTGCTATTGCTGGTTTTATACTTTGTTCAATGTATGTAGGATTTTGCGAACTTTCTAATAAAGTTTTATAATTTTGTTTTACAAAATCTATATTAACTTTTCTTTGTTCATCTTCAGTTTCTCTTGCGAATTTAGATGTTTGAGATTGCGCTTTTCTAGCTGCAATCTCTAAAGGATTTGCAACCCCTTCCATCATAGAAACTTGAAAATCATTTAAAGCATCAAGAAGTTTTTGAGAAAATTCAGATTGTTTTATCAATTGATTACCAGAAGAAATATCTTTTATAATTTGCGCTTCTAACTTATTTCTTGTAGAATATAATGAGGCAAGAGCTTTTGCTTGTTGAACAGCTTGTTTAGTTGCATTATCACTGCTACTAATTGTATTTATTATGTCAGGCAAAGTTCCTTCTAATAAAGCTTTAGTTAAAGATTCTTGAACAGTCTCTATTTCAGCAGCTGTAGCCTTACCTCCTAATTGTTTTTCTGCAATTTGTTTAGCTATACTTTTAGCTTGGTCAACTGACGCTTGCGAAACAACATCTATTTCTTGCATAAAAACACCACCAACTCCCGCAGATCTTGGAATTTTAACTCTTTCAGTTGCTTTTTTATAGCTTTGTAATTGTTTAAGCTGCTCTTGATTTAATCCTAAATTAGCTAAAGCTTTTCCAGCAACAGTTTTTTGTAGTCCGCTTTCTATTTTACCGCCTTTAATCAAAGTTGCAAATTCTAAACCAGATGTTAGTTTTTTCTGCTCTTGTTCAAAATTTCCCAAAACAGAATTTAAAGCTTCAACTCCACCTTTTGTTTTAGATAGTTCTTCTGCTAATTTAACATCCTTTATCTCATTAAAAGAATTAGTTAAATTTCTACTAGCATTTTCCAATTGAGTTGATGAAGCTCCAGAAGCTAAAAGTTTAGCGTATTCTTCTTGAGCTTGAATGTATTTTTGACCAGCACTCAAATTTTCTTGAGTTTTACTCTTTTGTTCATCTGTTAATTGAGTTAATTCTTCAACGCTTAGAGAAGAAGCTTGAACAGCAGAAGTTAATCCTATTAAACTTCCAATTAAACCTCCTACTACTGCACCGGGAATTCCCGCTACTGCACCTCCTATTCCCGCGCCTGTTGAAACTGAACTTAAACCAGTACTTAATCCACTTTGCAAACTTCTTTCCGTAGAAGTCATTTCGGTTCGTTTTTTATTTCCAAAATAAGCTTGTTCTACAAAACCAGCTAATAATGGTCCTCCAATGGATATAGCAGTACCTGCTCCTTGTAATCTTTGAGAAAGTGCCGTAAGTCTAGAAGTTCCTCCTCCAGATCCACCTTGTGTTTGATTAGAAACTGTTTGATTGAAATTATTAGCTGACGCTTGAACTTTAGAAATTCCAGAATTTATTGCTGTTTTAGCTTTTTGAGATCCTTGCTCTATAACATCTGCAAAAGAAGCAGCAAAAACACTAACATAATCATAAGCATATTTTATTTTTTTAACAACATCTTGAGCAATTCTTTCTGTTTCCGCCTGCAATTGATTAGGATCAAAACCTGATTGAGTATTTTGAGACTGATTTCCAGCTTTATTTTTTGCAATTTTATTTTTTGTAGATTTAAGATTTCCAAAATTTGGAATGAATCCTTTATTCATCAATCCAGCGGCTTTTTGTCCTCTCATTGAATCGCTCAAAGCATTACCTAAACCACCATGATCAGCAATTGCGGAACTAAATGTTGGCTGACTGCTGTTTCTAATGTGTGGGAAAGGCTTAGTATCAAAGATAGCTTTATTACCGCTCATGCTTTCTTCTAAGCCCATTACTGCTTGTTTATACGCAAAGTTGGGAATAAAGCCTTCACTCAAACCAAACATTCCTTGATCATTAGGATAAGTCTTAGCAAATTCTGCACCTAATTTACTAAATACATTTGGATCGTTTAAATTTAAATTTCTTTTCTTTGCTGTTTCTATTAGCCAATTTTTCTGAAAAGAGTTTCTTCCTTTTATAGAATTAAAATTAGGAAGAAATCCTTTAGCAAATTGCGCGAATCCACCTTTTCTTTCAGAATTTATAAATCTATTTAATATTTTTGGATCGTTTAACTTTGATAGATTTGTTTTTGGATTTGTTAAAAATCTTAATTCACCAGAACTTAAATTACGACCGATAGAAGACTCAATATCTTTTATCAACTTCATTAAGTCACCAGAATAATGAACTGAATTTTTACCCAAAGTATCTACATCAATAAAATTAGCAAAATTAGGAATAAAACCTTTAGAATATGAGTTTTTCTTAGCTTCGTATCTTCTTAATAAACCATCAGTAACTTTTGTAAGTTTTGCACTTATTGATGGATCAACATTCGAATACTTATCTTTAACAATTGATGCAGCGGCCATTTCAAATTCGCTGAAATTTGCACCAGCATTTCTACCAGTAGGATCAGTAAATTTTGGTCTATTTGAAACAGCAATCATCGAACTAACTTTCTTAGCTAATACTGGATTTTCTTTTTCGAGGTTTGCAAGTTTTTTATTCATGAATCCAGTGACTGATCCAGAAACATTTTTGAAATCTTGTTTCAACTCAAGCATACTATATGAACCATCAGCAATTCTATATAATAAATCAAAATCATTCTCATTTGCTATATCGCTTACAGGTTTATTTTTAAATCCAACTTCTGCTGGTCTTATTACTTTTTTTGAACCTAAAGCTATATTTAATGCAGATCTTACAAAATCTTCATGCAAGTAAGAAAGCATAGCGGAATTTCCTTTTTTTGCATATTCGTGATCTAAACCTCTTCCATAAGTAGGAAAATCTCCCATCTTGAAAAGATCTGTATCACCAGAAGCGTTTTTATATTTACTAGAATATTTCTTGAACCAAGGAATACTTGCAGTAGTCATTGGAGTAGCAAAATTAGGAATAAAACCAGAATTAGAAAAATCTGGTATTGTCACATAATCATCAATAAAATTTAATTTCAATATTGTATTTTCCGCAATTTCTGTTGTTAATCTTTCAGTATTTTTATTGTTTTTATATAAACGCGCCAATTTCTCTATAACGTCAAATCCTAACACGGCTTCAACACTTGCATTTTCTTTATCGCTAGTAACTACAGATTTATTAGATATTAAAGATGGTTTGATTGGTAAAAAATCATTTAAATTAATAATATGTGATTTTACTTTATTTGCGCGAGTTATTAATTTTCCATATGTAAAACTATCTAAAGAACCTACTAACTTTTTGACTAAATCTCTTTGAGCCTCTTTTGTTGATTTTATTTTCGCATCACCAAAAAAAGTGTTACTATTTAAAGAGATTCTATTTTTATCAATTAAGGACGCTGAATTTAAAGAGTTTTTACCAAAAGGAAAGTCTAATAATTCTGATCCAGCTTGAGATTCAACTCCAGTTAAAGATTTATTAATTAATTTTTCAAATTGATTTCCTCTCTCTCCTGGATTAATTCCTTTTTTATTTACAAAATTAGGTATAAATCCACCATGCATATATGGATCAACACCTGTTCTACTTATAGCTTTTTGTCTATGTGCGCGACCAGCTTTTGAATTCGCAGGAGGATTAATAAAAGGTTGAGCAAAACCGGGAATATACTTTACATCTTCCGCAGTATTCATCACCCCACCAACAGGAGAAGAAACAACTCTACCGGGAGTATATCCACCAGCTTGTGCGCCAACAACTTCAGCCATTTTTGTCGCATTAGGAATATATCCACCTGCGCGTGTAACTTGCAATCCACCAGAACCTTTAACTCTTACTCCTTGTCCAGCTAATTGAACAGCTAGTTGTTTAGCAAGGGTAGTTTGCATTTGATACTCTGCTGTTTGTTGTCTAGCCAACTGAAGCAATAATTGAGCTTGTGCAGCTTGATTACCCATTGTTCCAGCGAGAGCCTGAGAAACAGGCCCTTGTTGCTGCATAATTTGCAAAATAGATTGTTCAATATTTTTTCTATTTTGTGTTTCAGTCGTTATACCAGCAATCTGAGGTAAAGCCTGACTAAGATAAGTAAAAGAATTCTGTATTAACTTAAAAAGCGTAAAGAAAGCTGCAATAGCACCGGGACCAGCTATTACATTACGAATACCTTTTAATAAACCATTTGCAAAAGTAGAACCAACCCCTTCTCCTTCGAGAACTTCATTCAACGATTCAATAAAAGATTTTAATTGCTCAGTTCCATACTTAGCCAATGGCTCAAATGTTACTTTTCCAATATTATTAGCTAATTGTTGAGTAGAAGTTGCAGTTTGCTTTAATAAAGCATCAAGAGTTTGATTCAATTTTGCAGTTGCTACTTCAGCTTCATTTGTTGCCGCTGCGCCTCTTTGTAAAGCTCCAGCGTATGTACCTTGTGATTTATTTAAATCATTAACAATCGCTTTTAAGATGTTAACTTGATAAACACCTGCAACTTGTTCTGACAATTGCGCTCTTTGAGCGTCAGCTAAACCTTTATAAGCTCCAGCAAAGTTTTGTAATATTTGGACGGCTGGTAAAATATTACCTTGAACATCTCTTACAGAAATATTAAAAGCTTCTAATTGATCTAAAGTATCAGTACGTTGTAAGCGAGTAAAAATTGTTTTTAATGCGTTACCAATTACAGCGCCACCTCTTGCTGTACTTTGTTGAGCTGAAGTGACCAATGCGTTCAATTGATCAAGACTAACACCTGCTTCTTGCGCCGCTTGACCTGTACGAGACAAAGCTTCGGCCAAATCTCCAGCGCCTACAGCGTAATCTTGTTCTACAGCAACTAGCTTATTTAGAATTTGAGTAGTAGAAATTCCAGTTGCGGCGAATCCGTTTACGGTAGATGTCAATGCATCTACAGCATTTGCAGTACTAATTCCTGCTAATCTTGTTAATGTTAATGCATCTTTTGTTCTTTGAAGAGTATCTTCAGCCTTTAAACCTTGACGAGAAAATTCAAGAGCAGCTTTAGAAGCGTCGTCAAATGAAGAAGCTGTTAATTTAGTTACATTAAATAAATCTGTACTAAATTTTTGTAACTGACTTGTAGTCAATCCAAATACGCGATTAATATCTGCAAGATTTTTTTCAACTTCAATTGTTACATTAGCTAATTCCTTGAAACTGCGAATTACACCTCCAAGAACAGCAGTAGAAGCGCCGAATGCAATAACGCGAGCATTAGAAGCAGCGAGCGCAGCTTCGAAGTCTTTAACATCGCCAGTGATTCTTCCTAGTGGTTGAGAAAAACCTCGTTGATTAATGCTTAGATTAATTTGGTTGTTCTGAGCGAATCTTTGGTTATACGCTTGAACACCAGCTTGAATAGAAGCTGTTAATGCTGCTTGATTGGCCGCGACATTAATTTGAACTGCCATATTTCTTATTTACACGTTAAATTATTGATTATCCGAATATTTTCATCATATCATCCATACTTAATGAACCACCTTTCTTCTTAGCTTCGTCAGCCAAAGAAAGAGTTTTTTGACCTTTAGCCTTTAAACCTATATATTCAAGATCTTCTGAAGTTGCTCCAACGATAGAAGACGCTTGATTTTCTTTATTATTTTTATTTTCTATAGCTTTTTTAGCATTTTCATTTGCATTGACATAATCAATAATCTTATCAGGATCATTTTTAATTTCTTGAGGCATTTTATCATTCTGCTGAAATACATTCTTGAAAAATCTAGCATAAATAAGTAATTTTACTTGATTATAAGTAAGTTCACATACTGATTTACCAAAGAATTCAGTAGGATTTTCTGCAAAAGGCATGTATAAATTAAAAAAATCTTGTAAAACTAAATATTGAATCGTGTTGTCATTTATATTTTTATATACTTCTGAATATTGTTTTATGATGCAAGTTAGAGTTTCTGAATCAATATTATCAAATTGATCTTCTTCAAAAGCGACCATACTTAGTTTTTTATCTTTATATAAACACTTAAGAATATAAAAATCGTTAACTCTTTCTTCAGCATAGCTTTCGGCAGTTCTATTAAAAAAAGCTGCTTTTGTATTTTTTAAATCGTATAATCGTTTTTGCGCCGACTCTATATCAGCATTTATTCTTAATATTTCTGATTTCAAGAATAAAGTTTTTTTCTGCTTTTGAAAATTTTCTATTAAATCTTCTTCTTGTTTAATTAAAGATTCTTGTCGATTAGTCCATTGTTTTTCTTCGATAAGACGTTTTAAAGTTTCGTCATTTGTTGGAACCCCTCTACTTTTCGCTTCGTCAAAATAATGATCGTAGATCTGATCAATATCGACCTGATCTTCTAAAGACAAGTGCTTTAAATAAAAAAGATTCTCTAAAACCTTAATTTCAGAGAATCCATTTTTAATATCCCGAAAAGCTTTCTTATATTTACTCTGTTGGGATTGTTCCATCTATTTCTCCAATGATTCTATCGAACTCTTCTTTTTCAGTATTGCTAGTAAAGAACCAATAACTAATGATACTTGCTAACTTACTATAACACTTTTCATAAATTTCATTCTTATTCTCTTCGTAATCAAACATGGCCGCTTCTTTAGCTTCGAAAGTTTTACCTGGAAATAGCCATTCGAACTCTGCATTTTTCTTACTATTATCCTTAAATTGAGTAAGATTAAGTACATACCATAGAATAGCTCTATTCTGAGCTTTGATATCAGCAGTATGATTAAACAAAGTCATATAACTAGTTTCTTTTTCAATAAGCGTTTTACGTCTTTGCAAAATTTCAGAAGTTACAGATTCGATCTTCTTTTTATAGTCTTCATCACGCTCTGATTCTGGCTTCAAATTAAGAATCGTAAGTCTGCTTTGTAGATCCCCAATTTCTCCAGCGGCAGAAACCATTACCTTAGCATCAGCATCGCTAATCAAACCACCAGTATCGCTGTACTTATTTAGTAACATTGCTTTTGTCAAAATACCATTTCTGATGCATCTGCTCATTTCAATACTGAATTCCATGTCGGCTTCTTGCATTTGTTTTCGATTTGGCTGCAAAATATTTATTTCTACTGGAATCTGTTTCTTTACCTTTTCTTTATAAGTGCGAGTAACCGACTCACCTTGTTCATTTGTGACCGTTTCAGTCTTGTCTTCTTCGACCTCGGCATTTTTAAAAATATTGAAACTATATAGAGACTTTGACATAATTTATTTATACTAATATATATTCTATAGTTTTTCAACCAGTGTAAAAGTAAATATGGCTACAAATCTTATCTCTGCTTCTGAAAGAACTGCGCTCAACGCAGTTATTGATGATATTCATGAGACATTTGCTCGCGAAATCACTGTTTTTAAAGAAGCTTCTCAAATCGTAATCATTACTGATCCTAACTTTAACCCTTTATATAATACTGCTGGTCAAACCACTTCATATGTAAATACACCTGTTTACAAGACATTTAAAGTCAGAATCCAATATAATGATGATATTGGCAAAAAATATTGGAGCGAATCAGGATTAGCTTCTCAAATTAAACTAGAAGCGGTTGTTGGTTCAGTTAGAATTAAAATTAGAGCAGAAGATTACGATTATATAAAAGATGGTCGCCGTTTTGATGTAGACGGTAAAAGATTCGTTTTAAATTCTACTTTTAGACCACACGGTCTATTTGATAATCAATTCTATACAATGTATCTCAAACCTGATCCATAAGATATGAATCCCGAATGGATAAAAATGTTTCAAGATTTGCAAGCTGATAAAGAATATCAAAAAGAAATAAACAGAATAATTGATCAAGAATTTAATAAAATAAAAGATGAATTCATTGACGAATTCATGAATCACCCAATTACGCAAGAAATCCAAGGCGGAATAAGCGCAACAAACATATCAGGAACTCTTGGCGGTATAACTAATTTATATTCTTTTATCGGATTTGATGAAGGCACTGATCCAATCAGACCTATTGAACAGTTATTAAAAAAATCAAATTACAGAATTATATATAATAATAAATCTGTCGATGCAACAGTAATTTTTGATATACCAACTGCGGCTCAAATATTCGAAATAACACCTATGCCTTGGGCAGTTGGAAGAAGCTGGGCAAGAGGAATAGAAACAGGAATTTCTGGTCTTGGATATTATTTAAAAAAAACTAAGAACAGTCGCTCTGGTTTAGGTATTCAAACCACAATAGAACAAGTCAGAACAGGAGTTATGTTCAAAAATTCTAAATACATATCAGATTTAATAAATAGATTCAATAAAGAATTAAAACAGTTAAATAAATTAAACATATGAAACCCACTTTTTCACACAATGTAGTAAATAGTTTCTTTTTATGGTTCGATAATTTTTTAATGACCAAAGGAGACGCTTATAAAACATATACAACAAAATTATATAGCAATCCTGATTTCAGATTAGGTAATGGAAAAGTCGCTTACAGCTCTCCATTTAAACAGTGGATATATGATAAAAGCATAACTGGAGCAACTATCCCTAGCGGATTTACAATTGATGGAGCTTTTAGACCAACTGGAACAAGCGGAATGGCAATTGATTTTGATAATGGGCGTATTATATTTAATAGCGGAGTTTCCACTAACTTAAATATATCTGGCACTTATTCGGTAAAAGAAGTTAATAGCTATGTAACAGATCAACCTGAAGACAATTTAATTATTGAAGGTAAATATATCAACAATAGTAGATTTACAGTAACTGAAACTGGCATAGCTCCATATAATCCTGTAACACCTTGTATATTCGCTTCTTTAGAAACCGCTCATAATACAGCTTTTGCATTTGGCGGCGAAGATGAAACTAAATGTATTATCAAGGTTGTAGCTTTTTGCGAAAATTTATATCAATTAGATGGCGTATTAAGTGTTTTTGGTGATTCTTATAATGAAATTTTTAGTCTTATACCAATGACGGCGCATCCTCTTGGAGAATTTAATGAAATAAAAACAGGCGTATATCCTACTGGATATAATTATAATTCTGTAAGCAATGCTTATAACTCCGAAACGCTTTTTATATCACATGTAGAAACTTCAAAAATAAGAGATAGCGTTTTGAAAGAATTGAATCCTATATTACACATAGGATTTTTAGATTTTGAAGTTAAAGCTTATCGATATCCTAGATTATAATTTCACAAATAATAACAACCGCTGTAAAAAATATTAACATTTTAAAAACAAACAAATAAAAACATATGGCAAGAAATCGTGTAATTTACCAAAGTCAAGCTTTATTTATCGCTCCTAGCTCAACTGGAGTTCAAGTTAGCGGTGTAAATGCTGCTGGTACAGCAGCTTCCGCATCTCCTTTCTCCCCAGTTAGCACAGGTTCACTAGCATCCGGTATTTCTCTTTTGAAGAAAATGGATCGCATTCAAAATTGTAATTTCAATTTTACAATTAATAGACAAGATATCAATGAATTCGGTAAACTAGCTCGTATCGATTCTATTGTTATGGAAGCTCCAACAGTAGGACTTGATTTCAGTTACTATGTAACTGATGGATATAATGAAAGACTACTTGGATTTAATATTACAGGAGTTACTGATACAAATATTGTAAATGGCGCTCAAGCTATTTCTGGACTATTAGGTGATCTACAAGGAAATAATTATTATATTCTAACTGTAGATGAAGGCGAAGACGTTGTTGGAGGAACTTTAGCTCCTAGTTCAACAATTGTTGGAATTGGAAATGGATTTATAAGTGAATATAGTTTTGAAGCTAGTGTTGGAGCTATTCCAACTGCCTCTATTACAGTTGAGGCTTTTAATATCAAATCAGATGCAATTGACGTTCCAGTTAATTTAACAACTGGTAGCGCACCAGCATTAAGCTCTGTAGGAGCTAATATAACCACGCTAACTGGAAATAGTCCAGCAATTGATCTTTTTGCTCAACCAGCTACTAAGCTCACAAGTATTGGTACTGCTTATAAATTAGATTATAGCAGAGCTTACTCAGGAGCAATTGGATCTGCTCCTGGAGTTAATTTTACTGGATTTACAACTGGTGTTAGCACAGTCAGCGCTTTAAGACCTGGAGATATAGTTCTTTCTCTAGGAACAAGTCGTGGAATGACAAGTCTATCAGACGCTCATATCCAATCATTTAGCTTTACTCTTCCTCTTAGCAGAACAATTTTACAAAGACTTGGAAATACATTTGGTTTCGCAAGAGTCATAGATGTTCCTATTAATATGGATGTTACAATTAGCGCTATTGTTTCAGAACTACAAGATAAAAATCTATTTGATGCTTTAATTACTGAAAATAACGATCTATCCATAACATTGAAAGATAGTTCTAGCAATAATAAAATTAGATACGACATTAAGAGCGCACTATTGCAGTCTGAAACATATTCTGAAAATCTTGGAGATAATCAAACTGTCGATCTAACTTATTCAGTTCAAATCGGTGGTGCAAATGATACAACTGCTGGCTTATTTATGTCTGGTAGTTATCAAAATTATCTTGATAGTATTACATCTGGCTTCTTCAAGCTAGGCACTGGAAAACTTTAATAAGATAGAATAAAATAAAAACCCCAGTCGAAAGACTGGGGTTCTTTTTTATCTATTAAGGATTTCCATATCCATAAGGATAATAAAAATATCCAGAGCCAGTGTATATTGGTGAACCATCTTCACCAGCAACTTGCACTGGTGCTGCACGATAAATATTATAAGACGTAACCAACTTTTCCATCTCATCTCTAGCATCGTTAGCTAATCCACGATACGTTTTAGCTAATTCGTTTTTATTTGTACGAGTAATCATTGTATCTCCTTCGCGCAAAGTAACGAAATCAACACTTGAATCAACTCCGCGCAAAACCTGACGAGTCTTTTTTGTATAAAACTCATAAAGATACATTTGCTTATATATAGCTCTTTCTTCTTGTTGAAAAGTCCCAGTTGGAACGAAATTAGCTCCTTCTACAGAAAATTGACTATATATTTTTGTATTCAACATACCAACGTTATTGGCAAGCCAACCTGAAATATAATAAAATTGAGCATATCCACTGTCATACTCAAATTCGTTTCCGAATATTTCATCAGCTAAATCATGTACACTATAAGCTACCATATATTATACTTACACTTTTTTATTGATCTTATGAACTATTTCGTTATAGATCATTTTAGAATAATAGTTGCTGTTCTTGCTTTTGACTTCGACATCAAACTTTTTCGGCGGTTCGAATACCTTGTTCGTATCTTCATATCTTGATTCATCAATAGTATTCATGAAAATTATATAATCAGGATTAAATTGATCTCTTGTTTTTTGTAATGGACACACGAAATCACAAATAATTATTTCATTATATTGGCCGTGCATATCAGCCAGATCTTTCATTCTTTTGGCTTGGCGCTCACGACCAGCTTCGCTGAAGTCCCAGTCATTGAATTGTTCACGAACTTTATCTGCATTTAACCAATGGCACTTATAATTACTACTTAAAAGATAAAACAAATCTGCCGCTAATGTGGTTTTACCAGATCCCGGTAAACCCATAATTAACACCTTTAAAAACGAACCAATTGGCATAATATATGGTATGGTTGAAAAGATATTTTTTCAATGTTCACTACCTCGCAGCGGTTCAACATTGTTACAGAATGTGCTGGCGCAAAATCCTGATTTTTACGCCACACCAACAAGTGGGTTGATCGAAATCTTTCTTAATGCCAGAAATATATATTCTACAAATATAGAATTCAAGGCTCAAGATATCAATGTTGTTGAACCAGCGTTTAAAGCTCTTTGCAAAGAAGGTATGTTCGCATACTTCAACGCCATCACCGATAAGAAATATGTTATTGACAAAAGCAGAGGCTGGAGTGTTACTTACGACTTTTTAAACTGGTATTATCCAGATCCAAAGGTAATTGTTATGGTTCGCGATCTGCGAGCAGTAGTCGCAAGCATGGAAAAAAAGTGGCGACAACACCAAAACATAGATGCTGGTCTTCAGAATTGGAACGAACTTCGCAACACAACAGTAGATAAAAGAATAGATTACTTTTTAATGCAAGCGCCGCCACTTGCTGTAAGCATGGATGTATTATACGACACAATTATGCGTAAATTAAGTAAAAAATGTTTATTTATTAAGTTTGAGAACTTCGCCGCCAATCCTCAAAGAGAAATGCAACGAGTATATGAATATTTAGAGTTGCCATTTTATCAACATGATTTTAATAATGTAGAGCAAAAAACCTTTGAAGATGATCGTATGCATATTCCATTTGGTGATCATACTATTCAAAAAGTAATCAAGCCAGTACCTAATGATTACATAGAAATCCTTGGAAAACAAAACTGCGATAATATTTACAATAAATTTCCTTGGTTTTATAAAGCATTTAGTTACGATTATTGATTTCTAAAATAATAAAAATAGTGTAAAAATATATATAAAATATGAGCGACCCAGTATTTCCTGTTATTAATCTACCAAGTGCTGTAGAAATTCAACAAGCTGCCAACAGCAGTCAAATCGAAATCCTCCAAACAACTGATGATCCAGTTGGCAAGACCGTAAAGAGCTTGGTAAAAATATCTACCAACCCTTACGCTCACAATTGGTATACCGTTTGGTCTGGCGACACTTACGATCAGGCTGGTCAATGGACTGACGCGCAACTAGCTTCTGCTGTAGTTACTCTTGTTACTGGTGAATATCCACCTGCTTTAACCCGATAATACAAGTAGAAAACTACAAATAAAAAACATAAAATACCTCAAGGACATATCGTTCTTGAGGTTTTTTTATGGCTGATAAAAAGAAAGTTTTAATCGCAACTCCATCATACGACGGCAAACTTGATGTTTATTACATCGACTCACTTCTAAACACTCTATCTTTAGCAGAAAAGAATAATGTAGAAGTATATCCATTATTTATTTGTTACGATTCTCTTATTCAACGCGCCCGAAATGATTTATTTAAACTAGCTTACAGTAACGATATTGATGTATTGTTTTTTATTGATGGTGATGTCGGTTGGAATCCATTAGACTTTTATAAGCTAGTAAATAGCGACAAAGATTTGATTGGCGGCAGCTATAGAAAGAAGAGCGACAATGAAGAGCTTTATGTAGTAAAGGCTCTTGACAAAGATAACAGCAAACTAAATCTAAGCATCGACAAAGATGGTCTTTTGGAAGTTGCTGGATTGGGCTGCGGCTTCATGAAGATCTCGCGTAAGGCTATGGAAGCTCTTTGGGAAGTCTCAAAACCTTACACATCTGAAAAGGGCGACACACGCATGGTATTCGAAGTCGTATGCGAAGACGGCGATCTTATCAGCGAAGACATTTATATGTGCAAAAAGTGGCGCAATCTTGGAAACAGCGTTTACCTTGACACAAAGATTACCTGCTCGCACACAGGCACGAAGACTTTTGTCGGTGACGTAGGTAAATGGATTAATTCTTTCAAGAAACAAGAAACTTTCAATCCACAACCAGTAACAGACATTTCTAAATACTTTGCAAAGAGCGATCCAGATGACGATTTCAAAGTTCTCGTATGAACGAAATTTTTGCAGATATAATTTTATTTGACAGTATCGGAATGCCTTATACTGGCAACACCATGCACGAAAAAGGCATGGGCGGCAGCGAATTTCAAGCTATTCTTCTTCTTGAAGAGTTGGCGAAAGAAGGATATAAAGTTATTTGCTTCAACAACTGCGAAAGACAAACATACATAAATAATGTATTGTATTTACCAAATGTTTTAGTAAATAAATATAAGGTAAAATGCAAGAACTTAATAATTCATAGATACAGCGACATCCCAAAGATCGCCCATAAAAAAGCTTTCATGTGGGCAACCGATCTTAATGGCGTTCACAATCTAAAATTCTACAAACTATTTGAGGAAAAGAAATTATCTTTAATTACTCTCAGTAAATTTCAAGACGGTTTGTTTCCTGCTCATTGGAACAAGCATATTATTTATTTTATGATTCCTGATTGGGTATACGACTATCCAATTCCACAAAACAAAAAAAATTATATATATGCCAGTAGCTTGATGAAAGGATATCCATATACTTTGCAGATGTGGAAATATTTAAAAGACGAAAAAATATTATCTGGCACCGATGTTTTAAATGTATGTTTGCCGGGATATGATAATCCAAGCAATAATATCAGCGACGAAAACTATAATGTTAATTATCTTGGTACGTTAAATTTTAAAGAAGTCGTTGAGCTTATGGCAAAATGCAAAGGTATGTTTTATGTAAATAATATGCCCGAAACTTTTGGAATTAGCGTTGTTCTTGCTGATATTTTGCAAACAACACCATATGTTTATGGACTCAATGGTCTAGGATCGTTGCCAGAATTAATAAATAATAATAGTTTGACTTCTGACATGCATAATTATATAAACTATTTTAAGAACTACGCTTCAAATCAACAAAGCCCAAGAAACTTTCGTCCGCAAATGGTTATCAAATGGTGGAAGAAGATTTTAGATCTTTAAGGTCTAATAAATAATAAACTTTCAGCGATTAGTTCATTATTTTCATTTACTACTGATTCTATTATAGACACAAGATCAAAATTTAGACTAATCATTTTATCAATAATCTGTTGCTTCGTGCAGCCGCCTTCATTGTAATTAGTTAAAGACACTTCTGCGATAACTACTTTGGCATTTGAGAAAGTTCGCAATCCGCCATTGATAATATCTAATTCACTACCTTGAGTATCAATTTTTATTAGATCGAAAACGCCATTAACGCAATCATCTAGTTTATAAATCGGCAACTCTTCGACTATCAAGTTTTCTTCATTATAAGTTGAGGAGTTTTCTTTGTATATAGAATTGCCAGAACAAATAGGACTCCATTTTGTTTTATAGAATTTAGTTGTACCGTTGATTTTACCAAGCAATTTTATTTGATAATCATAAAGTTGTTTTTGGTATAACTTTTCGCACTCAGCATTTCCTTCGAATAATAATATGTTTGCCACAGGCCAGATTTGGCGCATAACGTCTGCCGTTTGACAGACACTTGCGCCGATATCTAATATATTTTGAGGATAAAAACCTTTATCTCTTAAGAGCAAACAGATTTGAGAATAATAGTCGTAAGAATAAGACATTTAAAACTTATTTATTCTCTAATATTCGCACTCTATTTTCTAATGTTTTTACTTTTTCATTTAATTCTTGGACAGCTTTGATTAATGGAATTAATAAATTAGCTGGGGTCGCTTCTAATTTATTTGGATTAGATTCGTATACTAATTTTAGATAATCAGTGCCAGTTTCTTCTTGTAGAGTTTTTAATTCTTGAGCTATGAATCCAACTTGAATTATATTATCTTTTTTACTGCCATCTCTATTACCATTAGTATACCACTCACGCTTATCCTATTTAAATGTTACAGGGCGCAATTTTTCAATAAATGATAAACCAACTTGAATATTATTAATGTCAGCTTTATCTCTAAAATCTGATAAAGACGTAATTGATGTTACTTGACAACGTAAAGCGGCAACACTGCTATTTCCAAGTGTAATTTCATTGTTTACATTGGCTGAACTAGCTTGTGAATTATAACCAAATAAACTATTATTTGAACCTCCAATTGGATACGACGTACCCGCACCGACACCAATTTATATTATGTTACTTATTTAATTGTTTCTTTAATTCTGCAACTTCAGCGGCCAACTCATTTACTGTACTAATTAATACAGCAGTAAGCTTCGAATAGTTTACACCTAAAGGACGACCATTTTCATACTCAACTAATTCTGGGTAAACTTGGGCGACTTCTTCCGCAATCAATCCTAGACTGCGTTTGTTGTCTTTTTTATAATTGAAAGATACAGGTACAAGCTTGGATAGTTTGGCGGTTTGGCTATTTAGTTTTTTGACATTTGTTTTGGCGACAACACTTGATGTTTCAATCATTGTTGTACAAGTAATTGTGCCGACGACTTCTAGTGTGGTACTTGGAGTGGTTGTGTTTATACCAACATTACCACCAGATGTTATTCTAACTTTTTCACTTGCTGTAGCGTTTAATGATGTGTTAAATATTAAATATGAATTTTGTGTTGATGCGGTGGCCGTCCATTGTTGTTCTTTTCCTAAATAAATACCGCCAGCATTAAGAGCATTATTTGAAACGTTTGTTCCTAAATTAAACCTAATTCCAACACCATGATTTGTTGTTGCAGCAATATCTCTATTTTCCAACTGTATGAAAGAAAGACTATTGTCATCCAATCTAGCTCTAAATACGCCGCTAACAGCAGCAGTATCACCCATCACAACTTCTCTACCAGCTATATTACTCGTTTTTACATTCAAATATCCAGATGGAGTATTTGTATTTATGCCAACATAACCACTACTATCAACATTAATTCTTCTATTACCTTGGCCGTCAGCAATTATAATGTTATTGGCAATTGTGGCGCTTAATCCTGTGACGTTTGCGCCGAGAATTGTGTTATAGTTGCCAGTGGTGATGCCACGACCAGTATTAAATCCAAGTAATGTATTTGTTCTACCGCTTGTAATATCATAACCTATATCACAACCAATACCCGTATTTTCTACACCCGTTGAATTTCTTAAGGAATAGTTACCAAATGCAGAGCTTCTAATAGCAGTAGTATTACTATATAAAGCTTGGTAACCAAATGCACTATTATTAACACCTATTGTATTACTTACTAATGCGTTGTGACCAAAAGCACTATTACCTATACCAGTGGTATTGTTTCTTAAAGCATAATAACCGAAAGCATTATTATTATTTGTGGTATTATTTCTTAAAGCGCTTCTGCCAAATGCATTATTATTATTGCCAATAATATTAGCATTTAAAGCTGCATGTCCAAATGCGCTATTACCAGTACCTATAGTATTTGTTTGCAATGTATATCCACCAAACGCAGAGTTTCTATTACCAAGCGCGTTAGATTGTAAAGATCTGTTCCCAAAAGCATTATTATTTGAACCAACATTAGAAGATAAAGCATAAGAACCAAATGCATTATTATTATTACCTGAAACACTTGCTACTAACGATTGATTGCCAAATGCATTATTATTAGTACCTGTAGTATTTACAAATAAAGCTTTGTAACCAAATGCACTATTATTGCTTGTGGTATTAGATGATAAAGCGGCATAACCAAATGCGCTATTGTTTGCACTAGTTGTATTATTTTTTAATGCATACGTTCCGAATGCACTATTATTTACTCCAACTGTATTTGAGGTTAATGATGTTTTTCCGAAGGCGGAATTATTATAACCTGTTGTGTTGGCTTTTAGAGCGTAATAACCAAAAGCATTATTATCGCTTCCTCCTGTATTGTTTAATAACGAATTAACGCCTACTGCATTATTTCTTGCACCTGATATATTACTATATAAAGCTTGTATACCAAGTGCGACATTATTATAACCAACTGTATTTAATGTTAATGTATGATAACTAACGGCGGTATTGTTATAACCAGTTGTATTTGTAAACAAAGATTTATAACCAAACGCACTATTATTTGTACCAGTTGTATTATTAAATAAAGATCTATAGCCAAATGCACTATTATTATTTGCTAAATTTTTACCCAAAGCATAAAATCCGAACGCACTATTATAACTACCAGTAACATTCAAGAACATCGCGTACGTACCAAATACACTGTTTCTTTTACCAGTTGTATTTTCATATAACGAAGCAACACCTACAGTAACATTAAATGTGCCACTTGTATTTGACCTTGCAGCTAAATCACCTACAGCAACGTTTCTATAACCAGTAGTGTTTGCATACAATGCTCTATAACCAAATGCGCTATTTCTATCAGTAACATTGCTATACAAAGCCTGATGACCTACTGCTGTATTATTTATACCAACGACATTTGATGTCAAAGCTTGAACACCCATAGCAATGTTATTAACACCAGTAGTATTAACTCTTAGAGAATATGCACCAAATGCAGCATTTGCGCTGCCGGTTGTATTTGCTTTTAATGATTCATGACCAAATGCATTGTTATTTATACCAATTGTGTTAGCATTTAAAGCATTATATCCAAACGCATTGTTTCTAACGCCTGTTGTATTTGCAGCTAAAGCAAAATTACCAAAAGCATTATTAGCACCACCTGTAGTATTCGCGGTCAATGATTTAAATCCAAACGCATTGTTACTATTTGCTAAATTAGCATACAACGATCTATAACCAAATGCACTATTATTAGAACCAACAACATTTTGATACAAAGCGCTATATCCGAACACACTGTTATTTTTACCAGTTGTATTATTATATAAAGATGTACGACCAACAGCAGTATTATATACGCCAAATGTGTTAACGAATAAAGATCTATAACCAAAAGCCGTATTAAAACTACCTGTAGTATTACTTTGTAAAGATTGCCTTCCAACAGCAGTATTTTGTATACCAGTTGTATTGTATCTCAAAGCTCTAAAACCAAATGCGCTATTTTCTGAACCAATTGTATTATATTGTAATGCTTGATGGCCAAATGCGCTATTATACGCACCTGTTGTATTAGCAGTTAATGCTTTATAACCAAAAGCATTAATATTATCCGTGGTATTATTAAACAGAGCTTGAAATCCAAACGCATTGTTTCTAGAACCAGTAGTATTAAAGTATAAAGTCGAATTGCCAACCGCAGTATTATTTCCTCCAGTAGTATTAGTAAATAAAGACAAATAACCTACCGCAATATTTTCAGATCCAGTCGTATTATATACTAGCGTAAAAGCGCCTACTGCAATATTTCTTCCAGTAGTATTTTGTTGTAAAGCTTTATAACCAAAAGCGCTATTATAACTAATAGCATTTAATTGTAATGCATTACTACCAAAAGCACAATTTCCTAAATTACCTGTACTAGCTGTTAATGTTTTATAACCAAATGCACTATGATAAGTACCTGTAGTATTACTAGTCATAGATGCATTTCCAAAAACAGTATTTGCAATACCAGTTAAATTTGCAGCGAAAGAAGAACTACCGCCAACAACCGTATTTGTTAAAATATTTCCTGAACCTCTACCAACAGTAACTCCATTAACACTTATGCCATTATTTGATTCTATAGTATTACTATCACCAATTGTAGAAGAAGAAGTGAATTTTACTAATGTATTATTTGTTCCTGAAACGCTGACGCTTGTGCCAGATGAACCACTTGTTCCAGAAGAGCCAGATGAACCACTTGTTCCAGAAGAGCCAGATGAACCACTTGTTCCAGAAGAGCCAGATGAACCACTTGTTCCAGAAGAGCCAGATGAACCACTTGTTCCAGAAGAGCCAGATGAACCACTTGTTCCAGAAGAGCCAGATGAACCACTTGAACCTGAAGTTCCTGAACTAGAAGCATTTATTTTTGTTCCTACTGTTCCATCAGAATTTATTACTAAAATATTATTACTGACACTTGTCGATAACCCTGTAAATCTGATATTTCCACTTACATCCAATTTATACGCTGGTATTTTCACACCAATACCAACATTATTACCACTTATTGTGAAGTCTCCACTATTATATTGTCCTGCAATTATTGTATTATTAGCGAATACTTCAAATATAGGCAAACCAGCAATAGCATTTACAGACATAAGAGAATCACTTAGATCATCTGTAACGCTAAACAATTTACCTCCTGTACCATGCACCTCAAAGACATCAGTGGCTCCAGAGAAATTTATTCCAAATTTACCACTTAAATATCCTGTACCACCAGCATCATAAGTAAAACCAGCTTCTACAATACCACTTGGTGCAGTACCATTTAAAGTTATAATACCATTATTTGTAGTTCCAGTCAAAGTTAACAAACCACTAGTTCCTGAAGTTCCACTAGAACCACTGCTACCAGAGCTTCCACTAGAGCCGCTGCTACCTGAACTGCCGCTAGAGCCACTTCTACCAGAAGTTCCACTTGTACCACTGCTACCAGAGCTTCCACTAGAACCACTGCTACCAGAGCTTCCACTAGAGCCGCTGCTACCTGAACTGCCGCTAGAGCCACTTCTACCAGAAGTTCCACTTGTACCACTGCTACCAGAGCTTCCACTAGAACCACTGCTACCAGAGCTTCCACTAGA